GATCGGCTCGTTGCCGATAACCTGATCGCCGTCATCCGGTGCAGTAACCGCCGGGGTGATATCCGACGCCACAGACGCGGGCGCCACGAAGCTGCGGACCTGTTGTCCGACAGCGGCGCGCTCAACGCCAGAGTCAAGGGTTGCCGAGGGGATAAAGCCCACCAGCTCTCGGGATACTACGTCCAGCGCCTCGTAGAGGTCCGGCTGCAGGTCTGTTAGCGTATTAGCCATGGTTTGTGCCTATTCGTCAGTCATACGTTTTGCCGCCGTCCTTCACGAATTTCATGCGGTCGGCGGCGTTCAGTTGTTCAAATTCTGCGCGGGGCATCGTCTTATCGCCACCGCTGCTCTCCTTGCCTCCGCCGTTGGCACCGCCGCCGCCGGATTGATTGCCTTTAAGAAGTGATGCGAGCCGCACGTCGTTCTTAACCTCCGTGCTCAAATCGTCGAGCGTCGAAATGGTCAGATTGCCCGATGCGTCCAGCACCTTAACGCCTTCGTCGGTGGGCTTCAGCCGACCGCTGATAATGCTCGCCAGCAGTTCCACGTTATGCCCATCTGCCAGCCCCGTCGCGATCTTCAGGGCTGCCGTGTTGCGTTTCTCGTTAGCGATGCTGCTGCGTAACCCGTCGCGCTCCGCGATGGCCGCCAGGCGGCCTTCCTCGCTCGACTTGTGCAACTGCTTGTAGTCCCCCGACTTGTCGGCTGCTTCGTCCGCTGCTTTCCGTGCTGCTTCGTCTGCCGCGACTTTCTCGGCTTTCGCCTTCTTAGTCTCGCCGAGTAGCGTGTCCATCTTGCCTTGCATGGCCGTTGATGCGGCGGTTAGCGTGCCCACATTCTCGGTTAACTTGGCGTTTTCAGCTTGCAGTGCTGCGATCTCTTCTTCAGTTAAAGGCATATCATTTAGTCTCTGTCGTTTAGGTCACAAACCAAGGCGTCACAAACGCCTGACGTAATATTATAACATTACGCGAATAAGTGGAAACATTCGCTTGCGGTCGGCTGGGCGGCGCGCTATTGTCATTTGTGTCAACTACCCCTCGGAGCACAAGACGTGAGCAAGTTTATCGATCTAGTTACCGCCCGGCCCACTGGTCAGTATTTACCGCCCCGCCCCGCCCTTGCCGGTTTCGTGGTGGAGGACGAACGCTGTCGCGCGATACCCCACACAAACGACGTCGAAATGCGGGTGGCGCTAGTGTTCGAGCGGTTTATGCGCGTCTCGGGCAAAGAGTGCCCCCAGAAGGCGGCGCACGAGCTAGAACGCCAGTTCAAGAATGAGTTAAAGCGTCTCATTTACAGCGACCTCGAACCTTTGCTGCACAACCTACGCTGCCACGTGTACGCCACGGACAACGTGGATCTGCACGAAGCGCTGACGGCGTTGGTTGACCACGTGTGCGACCCGGTGCCCTAGGGCCGTGGAACCAAGCGAGGGCCGACAGCGTCGACCTTAGCCCGCTCGAACGCTAACGGCTCCAGCGACTGCAGCTGCTCCAGCGTGTACACCACGCCCGTCTCGTTCCTGAACCGGTCCACCGTCAAGTCGCCGTCGCGGAATAGCTTGGCGCGGGTCGGCCCTAACGCCTCGTCTTGGAAACTGGATGTCTGTTGCTTCAACCACTCGCCGTATGTCGTCTCGGGTGTGATCTTGCCGGTGGGCTTCTTAAAGCCGGGTAGGCGCTTTTTCTGGAACTCTTCGCGCACTACCGGCGCAACCGTTGAGCGGCAATTCCAATGCGCCGGGGGCAGTGGCCCGCGCCCGACCCGGTACAGCATGCCGTCACGCCCGCCGCAGATTAACGTGGTGCGCAGGTCCAGCACAGCCACCCACTCGTAGCCCTCCAGCAGCCCCGCGTTCTCTTCCAGGGCGGCATGCCGGGCACGGCTTGACGTATGGTTTACGGTGGTTCGGGCAAGCGTATCGGCGTGGCGCTTCTGCCTGGTGTTGATCAGGTCAGACACGGCGCGGCTGATCTCGGGCAGCGTGGCGCCCTGGCCGACCATGTCCGCGATGGTCTGGCGGATCTCTCGGGACTTGGCGCGGCTGAACGCGGCAAGCGCTTCAGTGATGGTGAGCTGCGCAGGGCCGATTGGCGTGTCCATCCCGGTGCGCAGTACGCCCGCCATGACTGAGGCAATCGGTACAGCTACGGCCGGAACGGTCGACGCTTCGGTGAGCATGTTGACGCTGAATGCTGCTTCATCTGCGGCCAGTTCGGTGATCTGCTCGATGATACGCTGCGACAGGCTGTTAAGCCGCCGCTCTATGGCGCTCTGGGCGCGGCCCAGCACGGCGGCCACGCGATCGCCGCGTAAGTCTGTCGGCTCCCCGGCAAATATGCGCTCAATATCTTTGCGCATCTCATCGAGGATCTGCTGCACTTCGCCGGACAGCCCGCCCGCGAAACGCTGCAGAAACACAGCGTGCCGGGCAGACGCATCGATCAGGAACGAATCCGCAATGGTCATACCGGCACGACTGCCCCGTTCTCGTCGTCAATGTCCTCGTCGGTGCGGTCACTCTCGATCCACCCTGTCTTGCGCAGCTTACCGCGCAGGTCGGACGGGGCGATCACGCGACGATCGAGCAGTTGCACGCCCGCTATGGCTTCCTGCGGCGTCAGTGTGGCGTCGAAGTATTGCTTGTTCGTCTCGACGGACACTTCGTCACTGGTGCCCTGAAACTCGCCCGCCCACTTGATGGCAGTGGTCAGTGCCTCGTCCCAGTTACCTGCCAGCATGGCCAGTTTACTGTTCTGGCCGCCGAACCGTATCTTGGCCGCTTCGGCCGTCTCAACGCCGCTCGAATCTTGGATGATCCGGGCGCCGATCATGATCATCTGCTGTTCTTTCCGCTGCATCCCGAGCTCTGGCATAGAGTTCGGGTCCGCCTGCAGCAGTGATGCGCTACCGTCGCCAGGTATCATTATGGCGGTACGGCTGCCCAGCATAACGCCGCCCTTCAGGACGTCGTCGACCCAGCTCTGCGACAGCCCGGTAATCACCGGCGTCGGCTGGCCGACCATGAATGACGACTCTTCGTAGTCGGCGCTGTTGCGGTAGTGACTGACGTTCACGTTGGCCAGGTCCAGCAGTACGGATTTATCCGGCGTTGGGTCGTTGTTCTGGCTGCCGATGAACTGGAACGGGATGATTGACCACGTCGAGCCGTCAGACTTGGTCGGTACGATCAGGTCGTGGATAGGCTTATCGTTCTCGTCGTAGAGCTGTTGCACGTACACGCCGTCAAGCAACACGAGCGCACGGTGGTATGTGACTTGCTCGACCTCGAAGTCGTCCTTCGGTATGTCGACCAGCTCTTTCAGCACGACGAGGGTTAGCATCGTGATCGTGCCGACCGTCTCAAACCGCCAGTTGGTGATCGATTCAGCGGGGTACGTGCTGATTGTGGCGCGCAGCCCGCGCTCCTCGACCTGCGCCTGGGTTAAGCCGGCAGGCGCTTCGGGGTAGTCGGTCAGCAGCCCGTAGCGGCCCGTTTCCATCGTGTCGGCGATGCCGTCCTTCAGCAGCTGCACAATGCCCGTGCCGCCGCCGTCCGCGTTATCGTTCAGGAACTCCAGCCCGGTCGGCAGTTCGATGACCGCAGGCGTGCGAAACACCATCCCGAGTAGGCCTTCTTTCGTAAAGCCGGTGAAGTTAACGAACGACGCCCGCAGCCTGTACGCGAAATACCGCTCCAGGTTCTCGTGCGAGCTGTCGCGGGGGTTCGGCGCGGGCAGATACCGCGTGCCGTCAGCCGTCAGCAGGCCGACGCCAAGCGCCTGACTGCCTGACCGGTCGCGGCGCAGCTTGATGGCGTCCTCGCCCTCTACGCAATCGCGCACCAGCTCCCAGCGCTGCAGATTGCTGATGTACTCAGGGTGCTGCGTCGATGCCGGCATAGTTAGGCTTTCCCGCTCTCTTTCAGTGACAGGCGCAGCGTGTCAGACGCGCCCATAGTGGCTTTGTATATGAAGTCCTCCGCGATGCCGATCTCCGCCGTGTCGTCCGCAGCGAAGCTAGCGCCAGGTATCGCCACGAAGTTCGCGCCGCCGTCGTCACTAACCAACATTACGATCGGGCCGGTCGTGACACTAGCCACGTACGTATAGACCCCCTTCGGCAGATCGGGGATCTCCCGCTCGTCCGTAAAATCTATGATTCCGCTCATGCGTGCTACTCCGGTTTAGATGTTCCACAGATTGGTTTGCTCGGTACCCGCCAGTTTCAGCGCCTCTTTCAGTTCTTCCCAGGTCACACTGACCCAGCTGTCATCAGCTAACCGCCACATGGTCGTGTCGCCCGCCGACCCTACCGCAACAGCACGGGCCATTCGGTTCTGACTGGTTTCGCAGCCGTCGAACGCCTTACCGCTGACGGTTGTCACTTGGATCACCATGACTTGCGCGTCGCGCTGCGCCACTGCCCCCGCTGCAAGCTCGCCAGCCGTAAAGCTCCGATACTCGCAGTAATACGTGCCGTCAACCAGCACGGCGTTACCGGTTGCCACGTCGCCGTCCGCGTTGTCCGTGTACTCTGCGGCGCCGATATACGCCATCACTCCGGCGGTCAGCGGCGAGCGCAGCGTCTTAAATTGCGGGTATTTCCTGGCGAAGTACCCAACGCTGCTGATGGGCAGCGTCGGCGCGTTCGTGTCTACGTAATCGGTCATGCTCCCGCCCCTCCATTATAAAGACTGTTTATTTCACCCTGAGTTAGGGGCCGATTAAAGAACCTAGTTTGATCTGCCTCAGCATCCCCAAAAAAAGGGGTAAGGTTAGTAATAGCAAGAAAATCAAAAGCACCCCACTGGCTTCTTAACGTATGGGTGCCGATCCATCGCCCATCATTTGATAGACTATTGAGCTCTGTTATTGTTTTTTGAACACTATCGACGTACCCGGTAACTGTTACGCCGTCACTCTGCGCTACAACATGATGAAAGACATTTAAGGAGATATCAAAATCTATAAAGAAGTTCCGAATAGTAACATCACTGAATACTATATTAATCTTATTACCACCTAACGCCCCGCTAACATCTATCTCGAATGTACCACTATTAGAACCTGGACGGGTGAAGCTTAAGACAGTGTTAAAACCTGTAGCAGGTAGTTTAAACCAAAAAGAAAGTGCACCTGTCGTAGTAAAGAGTTTAGAAAAATCTGCCGGAGTACTGCTACTTAATTTCCCTGTACTGCCGTTCCCTTTTATAGCATTACCTATTATACCGGTTGTCACTGTTACGTCAGTTGCAATGAGGTCAATAGCGCTAACGCTCTCATCGAAGTAGGTAGGTCCGCTCACATTATCCATAGTCCACATTCCGACGAGGTCCGGGTGGTCTGTGTCGGTGATCAACGGGGCCGCGCCGCCCGGAAGCGTCGTGCCGATTGTCGCGCCGATTGTGGCGATCTTACTGGCGGCGATTGTGGTCATCGGGCAAACCTCACTTTCAGCCGTGTCGCTGGCTGTTCAATTGACCACTCGTAGTCGACCATATAGCCGATCGCCGTGGTGATATGCTGGTACTCGTTCCGGTCGTCCTCTTGGAACGTGCTGCCCTTCTGCAGCTGTACCGTTGCCAAGCCCTTGTGATTATAGGGCGCGGCGGCCGTGTTGACAAAC